ACCACTTACAGTTTGTTCAGCAATAAGCTCTAATGAGCCACCCCAGTTGCCGTCTTTTTCTAATTGCAGTATTTCACTAGGTGTATATAAACCTGTATTCTTTTTTACATCATTTGGTTGTGTACCTAGATAAGGCATAAATTACCTTTCTAAGTTTGTCGTAAGAATGAAACGTTATATTCCCCACTAGAAGCAGCTGAACATAAACCTTGTAATTTATCCCCAGTTTCTAGCACGATCTTGGTTTGTATTTCTATTGTTGTACCAAATGGTAGTGAAACATTATTTAAAATGTGTCGTAGTGTACCACCAGACTTAATTACGCTTAAATCTATTGTAACGTCTGCACTTGATCCACTTACGTTTGAAACTAATATACCTATGCAAGTTTCGGTAGTAGATGACGGAACTGCGTCAACAATATCGCCTGTTGATGTTCCCAATACACCTTGTACTGAATGTAATGTATCTGCCAATTTCTATCCCTTTCTTAACTTAATGCCAATACTAAACCTAATGATACACCTGCCGGGGCAAGTGCAACAATATCGGCTACTGTTGTTTTCTTTACGGCGTTACTGTCATCAGCGTCGCCAATTAAAACTATATCTGCCGAAGCAACGGTTGCTGATGTAGCACTATTAGGCGAAATAACTAATGTTGATGAAAATGCCCCTGAGGTAGCCGTAGCACCACCAGATAAACCAGAAGTTCCTGCTGTTGTAACAGTTACCCCGGTTATGTCGCCCTCGCCTATAAATGAAGCCCAACTAGATCCGTTATAAAACTGTAAAACGTTACTGTCTGCTAAATAGCAAAATTGTCCTTCTATTGGACTGGTTATTTGTGCGTCCCTAGCTGTACTATTGGCGAATATACCTATGGATTGTTCCATAAGATAATCGTTTACATCAGCTGCAGTTAATACTTCACCTACACCGAATACTTTAAATCCGTTTGCCATGTTTTTATTTTATCCTTTCAACTTTATGAACTTCATTATAAGTTATTAATAGCCAAGCTTATCGGTATCTAAAATACCAAATAAAGTATTATCTAACCTCATAAAGGCCTGCGTATCTGCATTTGATAACTTATAAGAGCAACTAAACAAATCGGGCGTAATGTTATAGTTTATACTATCAATTATTTCATTAGAAGCTATTTGGCTTGGTGATCCGCTTCCAGGAGGTGTTAATTCAACTTTAACAATATCCCCTACTTCACGATCAAGTATTGTATTTTGATTGCCTGTAGTTGCTTCAGTTAGATCAACTATTAAATTATCAAATCTAATTAAAGCATCTTTAAATTTACCTAGCAAAAACTCGGCAGCATCTTTAACTTCTGGATCATTATCGTTATAAAGATTATCTCTACTTAAAGTTCGAATTAAATATTTACCTTGCGATCCAACACTTTCAACTGTTTGTGTAGATCCACTAATTCTTTTTAATGAAACAATATTAAAAATTTCGTTGTCATCATTAATGTAATCAACTCTAATATATGGAACATCTGAGCCATCATCTGAAAATGTTGCATCTGGAGTACTAGGGAAAGTAGCATGCCTTGATTTAAAAGTTAATTTACCATCTTTAGACATAAATAATAAACCATTTTCTGATCGTTCAATATTTTGTAAAACACTTAACGTATTTTCTGAAATGCCGCTTAATGCTTGCATTGTTGAAATACCTGTATCAATATTTCTATTAGTACCAAACTTAACATTTGTATTATCTAGAACAGCATCAATTAAATTACCACTTGTTGCACTAGAAAACGAAGCATTAATTAAAGCTGTATTAGCTATTTTCATAAAGGCATCAGACGCTTCAAAATTAGCAAAAGAGTTGCCTTGATCGGGATAAGTTAAATTAATATCTGTAATAAAACCTACAAATAAATCTTTATAGTTACTTCCACCATCTGTAGTTGCGTCAACATGTATAGCAATCATAGGCTCAATACCTGGACTATAAGGGCTTGAAGTATTTGTATTTTCATACTTTCTAGAATTATTTAATAATTGTACGCTGCAGCTTCCTGTACTAAATGTAGCTAACTCTCTTGATCTACCTCTAGAAATAGTTACGCTTTGTACGTCTGCTGTAACATCTGTTAAACTAACGGCACCTCCTAATTCTCCTGCGCCTAAAACACCTCTTACTAAATCATCTAAAGTAAATTCATTTGGCGTAAAGCCTACTCTAACTCTAACTGTTGGTTGCGCCATTAGACTATTGTTAGTACTCTATTAAGAGGCCCATTTTTATTTGTATAATTATTAAGCGCATTAATAACTTGATCAGGATTGTTTACTTGATTATTAAAGTTTACAGTTAAACCAGCGCTTGGACTTAATAACGCTGCAGAAGTACTTGCAGCATTTGAAGTTAATTGATCTATTGTTTTTGCTGGATCAATAGTTTCTTCTGGCGTTAATCTTTTAACTTCTTTTTCTGCAAAACCAAAGGAAACATTTCCAATTTCAGAAAGTTTAGGCAAATTAATATTTACACCTATTTTCCCTAATACACCAGCTACTCTATCAACAAAACCATTAATAGTTCTAATAAAACTATTCAAACTATTAATTATTCTATTAATCATATTTTCAAAGTTTTTAGGCAAGTTTGTAAAAAATGGTTTTAAAAACTTATCAACCATTTCAGTTAGCTTTTTAAACGCCGGCGCTAATAAAGTTAGCAGTAAAGTTACAACAGCTATTATAGGCGGAGCTAATGCTGAAAGTAATTCACCAACAACTTTAATAAACGGAGCAACCGCCTTTATAGCTTCAACTAAATGAGGACCTACTTCAGTTACTAAATCAACTATAACTGGTAGTAATTCTTCTACAACCGGAAGCAACTCTGCCCCCATTGTTACTTTTAAATCTTTTAATTTAGCTTGAGCTGCTCTTGATTTATTAGCAAAACTTTCTTGCGTTCTATTTAAGTCACCTTGTTGAACTTTTGTTTTTTGTAATAATAATTCATAAGTTGCTAAAGCTTTTTCTTGTTTAGTTAACTCTTTAGCATTTGTTTTTCCAGTCATTATAAAAGCTTGTTGTTGAACATCTGCTTCCATAATCGCGATTCCATAAGTTTTAAGTGATTCTCTCTCACCAAGCAAGGCTTTAGTGAATGCTTGCATAACTGGTTCTGCGCCGCCTTGAACGTTACTAAATGAAGCTACGTCGCCGGCGAGGCTTGCTAGTTTAGTTGAAAGATCTGCTGAAGCTTCTCCTGTAAATTCAATACCTTGAAGAATAGCACCTGATTGAGTTAATAGCCCTTCTAACTCGTGCGCAGCTAAACCGGCTTTATTTGCAAACTCATCAACGAAACCTGATAGCTTTGGTACACTTTCTCCAAATGTAGTTTCAAAAGCAGATCGTGCTTCATTAGCATCTGATCCTAAGTTAACTAAATCTTTACCCAGAGTAACTGCAGCAACTGAGGCAACACCTAAACCTGCAACTGTAGCTTTACCCAACGTACCAGCTATAGAACTAAATTTACCCATAGCTTTTTGTGATCTAGTTAAGCTATCAGTAAATTGTTTAGTTTTACCTATAATTGCTATTGAAACTTTTTTTTCTGCTGCCATTATTTAATTGCCTTAATTAACGCGTCATACATACGATCCGAATATGTTTCTGCTATTTTATTTTGATTATCGTCTAATGTTTTACCTGCTACATAACCTTTTTTACCAAATTGCGAAAAAGTACTATCGCCTGCTGTAAATCTATGACCAATCCATTTTTTATAAGGAAAATCTGCAGCTGGTCTTGAATATCTTAAATTGCCAACTTGTTGTCTTGTTACAGCTCTAGTTTTACCATTTTTTGTAGGAACATACATATAACGGCGGCCAAATTCCATTGAAAATGTGCTTGGTCTTTTATCGTTACGTTTTATATTAATTTTAGCTTCTGTACGCGTACCAGAGGCTGTATAACCCATAGCTGAAGCTCTGGCTTTAGGAACTCTTTGTTTTTTGGCAAGCGATCTAATATCTTGTAATTGCTCTTTGGCTATTTCTCTATGAAACTTAGATAATACTTTTAAAACTTCAGTATCACCATATTTTTTAATGTCTTTTCTTAACTCTATTAATTCTGAGTTATCAATTGTAAATTCTCCAGCTATTTTTGCCATATCAACTTTCGTATTTTTTATTTATAACTTTAACAATTGCATCAAACATTTCCATATCAATATTCATTAAAGCATTCGGATCTATTCCTGTTTCAACTGCTATTGCAGCAATTAAATCGATAAATCCGTTTACGCTTTTAAATTATCACTTGATCCAGTAATGTCTAAATCTTCAACATTCTCAACCCAAGCATCGTAATCTTCAGTAACACCATTTCTTTTTGAAGCAAGCCACGCTAAATATAAAAGCCATTCATATCGCTGCTCATCATTTAACCTTGAAATTGGTATGTCAAATTTACGCTCAAATTTAACAATATCCCCAGGTTTAATCTTAACTTCAAGTTTGGTGCCGTCGCTCATCACGACTACCATATTACCCATTACGAAGTCGCGCGGGTAATAGTTCCAGAGGTAGGAAATGAAACTGACATTGTTGCAAGTTCCCCTACTGCATTTGCAACTGGAATATGTTGATTAACTAAAACTGATCCACTATAGGATGGATTAGTAGAACTAACTGAGGCGCTTGTTGGTTTTACTACAAAAGCTGTAGTACTTCCAAGCAAAGGCCATAGTGTAGCATCAACTTCACTAGCTGCAAAATCTTGCTGAAAATCTATACTCAAAGTACCTGTTTTAAGGCCCCCTGTTCTGGACTGGAAGGTTTCCCCCATCGCAGTTGTCATAATTTCATCAGCTGTAATGTCTAAAGTAACTGAAGCAACATGATCACTTAAATCAACGCTGTTCAATGTTACGCTTGCATCTGTCAAAACAAATTTTGCCAAAATAAACTCCTTTCAATATCTTTATTTTAAATATGAATAA